GATATATTAATATTATTACAATATATAAACATTTAAACGTCAATTAAATATATAATATGACTAGTCTATCAAACCTTAATAATAGAAATGATGATTTAATAGAATTGAATAAAGATAGTTTTAAAAACAATTCATTTAACTTTAATATTCCAAATAAACAAAATAGAGTATCCCAACAAAATTATATAAATGATAATATGTTATTTAATAAAAGTAAAATAAGTTCTGATGTTATATCTATGTCTTCTAGATCTTCTTCTAGAGCAAGTTCTATATCTGGAGATAAGGAAAAATATATGAAAAATAATTCAAGAAAATCATATGATAGAAATGACGATGATAGTAGCGAAACAAGCAGTAGACATAGTAAAAGTAGCAAAAGTAGTAAAAGTAGCAATGGTAGTTCTAAAAGTGGTGGAAGTGATGGGAGTGGTGATAGTAATGAAAGTGACGAGCAACACAACACCAATGATAATAGTGAAAATTCATATGATGGACGTGATAGTAGTAAAATTGTGAAAAAACGAGCATTAAGTCAAAAAGAAATAATTATGAATGAAATAAATGAAAAACGTGAGATAATATATCAATTAGAAAGATTAGAATCAAAAGGATTCAAATTACCATTTAAATTTAATATGAACTCTGATTTGGATGAAATGAAGTCAGAATATAATCGTATAATTCGTGAGAAAGAATTAGACGGTAGTGTTCGCTTTCAACAAAAAATGTTAATGGCTTTCATTTCAGGTACAGAATATATGAATAGTAGATACGACCCTTTTACAATTAAATTAGATGGATGGTCAGAACAAGTTAATGAAAATATTAATGATTATGATGATATATTCGAAGAATTACATTGTAAATATAAATCAACAGGCAAAAAGATGGCGCCTGAACTTCGCTTGTTCATATCTTTATCTGGAAGTGCATTTATGTTTCATTTAACAAGTAGAATGTTTAAGGAACAACCAATGCCTGATGTTGAGAATGTACTTAAATCAGACCCTGAACTAATGAAACAATTTCAAAATGCGGCAGCAAAACAATATATGATGGGTGGTAATAATATAGAACCTCCTATGAAACAAAATAGTAGTCCTACCGACAGTATGGGATTATTTAATATGGTGAGTAATTTATTTGGTTCTTTAAATGGAGATTCTATGCCTTCGAATATTATGTCTAATCAAATGCAAAGACCCAATGTAACAGATATGAATAAAAAATCTACAGAAGATGTTGATAATATTATTAGAAATATGCATAGTAAAATATCAGTTGATTATAATGATAATAATATAGAGACTTTATCAGTTAGCGACGAAGAAATAACATCAATTATAGAGGATACGGCGGATATAAAAATATTAAAATCATCTGCTAGTGGTCGTCGTAAAAATAATACAAGAACATTAAATCTATAATAAAAATATTTTTTCCTATTTCATATAAACGTATTATTTAAAGCTTAAATATACAATTTAATACACCTTCAACAACATCAGGTATTACCATATTACCAAATAAGTCATATTTATTTACATCATTCGGTATATTATAAGACAATGGAAATCCACATAATAATTTTAATTCATTATCATTTAATTTTCTTATAAATTTATCATCTATAATTACTGCTAATTTATTACTATCTGTTGCTGTTAATGTAGGTGATGTTGCTTTTGGATCTAAGATATTTGTAATTGGAAAACTTAATTTACCTTTACAAATATTATAACCAAACACGCCATTATCATCATATACTCTTTTTGCATTAACTATTTTTTTAGGTTTTTCTAACCTTAGATAATTTTTTTGAACTAAATTATCTAACATTTCTTTTAAATTATCGTTTTCATAAAATGTAGATATTTCATCTAATGTAAGAGGCATTCCATCCGTCCATACAATATTTTTTTTTTCAGCCCAATGTTTCTTTCTTCTTTCAGTCATAATTATATTCATTAGACTTCTTTCAAGAATTGATAAATAACCATTAATACCTATATCCCATGAATTAATATTTTTTTTTCCTCCTCTCTTGTCTTGCATCTTATAACCGAATAAAGGCGTTTGTGAATGTAAATTCAATATTTTATTAGCAAATTTATTTTCAATATCTGTATATTTTGCTTTATAATCTATAATTGTATTCAATTTATTTTCAGGATTAACATATTTTATTTTATCTAAATCTATACGTTTTTCCAAAGAACATACTATAAACACTCTTTCACGGTTTTGTGGAATACCAAAGTTTGATGCATTTAGTTTCTTATAACTTACGAAATATCCAATATTAGTAAACTCATCACATATTTTTTTAAGTGATTTTCCATTTTCTAAAATGATTAAATTAGAAACATTTTCAAGTATTACAAACTCTGGTCTATATTTTTTACATATATCTATAATTTTAAATATTATTAATCCTCTATTATCATCAAAACCTTGTTTATTTCCCGCAGAACTGAAAGGTTGACAAGGAAACCCAGCACATAATAATTGAAATTTTTCTATTTCATTAATATTAAAAATATCAGTTTTAGTATTATTTTCATTAAAGTTCAAGTTATATGTTTTTATAGCATCACCCTTAATATCAGAAGATAATATATAATTAAAATTATAATTTGTATTTTTTTTTTGAAAACTTTATAATGCTACTCTAAATCCTCCAATTCCACAACATAAATCTATATAATTAATATTTTTAACATTAGTTTTATTAAATATAATTTCTTCTTTTTTTGAAGTATCCATTTGAAATATTAATTATATTTTTAATCAATTTTTCACCGATCACTTTGTTTTTTGTAGATAAGATTATTATTCTAATTATATACACATTTACATATTTAATAATATGATAGAGTGTAATAATATAAAAAAGATTTATAGATAATTTTTTATATATAATATATTTAGTTTTTTCTTTTAGCACGGACATTACTCATTTTATTTGCGGACTTTGATACAAAATTACCAATATCTGATACAGACTTAGAAATACGTCCTGGAGTCTTTTTTATTGTTTGTAAAGGGTCACGTATAGTATTTTCAATTTCTTCTTCAAACATTTCAAGTTTTCCAATTAATGCTGATAAAGTACTAATTAAAATAGGTATAATTATGACAGTAAATAATAATGTAATAAATAAGAATAATGAAATCATAGTTCCTATAGCTATTACATCCCTGCTCATGTCTTCAGAGCATTTGCATTTTTCATTAGTTAAATATCTAACATAATCAAAAGCATAATATATATATACAACAAATATTAGGAAAAACACAAATGTCCCAATAGCTAATAGTTGTACGACAATGGGTCCCATACTTTTAGCAATAGTACTTAGAGATGCAAAAGATGTTACTAAGAAATATGCTAATGCGATTAAAGTAAAGTTTTTGATGAAGTCTTTATTTGGGTGTTCAGAACATTCACATCCGATATTTTCAAGTTTATACAAATATGCGTATATTATAATTAATAATATTGCAAAAATCATTTGAATAATGACACTACTGTAAAATGACAGATTGTTTTCTACTACTTTCATAATTACTTATTCTTACTCTATACTATTATATAGAAATTATTATTATAAATCAATAATATTATAAATAATAAATTTTGTAGAAGTATTATATTTAGTTGTATCTAAATTTTTTATTTTATTAATAATTTCATCTGATCTTACAATTTGTAATATTTTGTATAATTGTACCATAAATATGTCTATTATATATTTATGTACCTTTCCATCAATTATAATTTCAAACGTATATTCATATATTTTATTTAATAAATCTGGTATTTCATTTTTTTTTATAATAGTCCATATTTTATTTATATTATTGATACACTTTTTCCATTTTATATAATTACAATATAATTCATATTCATCGTTAAGAAGTAATAAATTATTATCATATATATATTGTGGAGGTTTCCATTCTTCATCATTATTATAACTTTTCCATTTTAGTTCTATCATTTCTGATAAGAATATCTTTTCAAAAAAATATAATATATCTAAATATATTTTATCATCATTTAATTTAATATATCCCCATACTAAATTAAAAAACTCTTCGTTATTATTTACATTTATTATAACTTTTATTTTTTCATAAATTGTATCTTTATTTTTGAGTGTTAATTTATTAAGATATCCAATTAAATTTCTTTTTATCATAGAGTTATTCGTAAAGTCAGGTATTATTATATGGAATCTACCTTTATTCTTGACATCATTATCTTTTTCTTTATCCTTTTTATTATAAACTTTTTTTGCCAAAATCATTTTAGGATCATAAAATGAATTGAAACAACTATATTTTTTTTTCAATACATCAGCTTTATCCATAATATCCAAAGGTATTTCGTCTTTTCCATTATATTTATTTTGAAAGTTTGATAATTTTATTTTTACAATTGTATCAGTCATTATATAATATATTATATAAATAATCTTATATATATATTACATAAAGCAAAAATATATAGTATATAATATTGATGAATATTATGAATGATTGCTGTATAGATACAGATAACTTTATAATTAATCTAGAAAAAATATATGGCGTTCATTCTATTTACCGTACTATAATTGTATGTAAAGATAATATAGACTTTTATGAGGAATTATTAGATAAAAAAAACTATAGTGTATATAAAATATATAATTTTGAAGATATTGATTATGATTCTTTAGATAAAAGAGTTTTTTTAATAAAAGAAGACTTTTTCATTAATTTTATTAAAGAAATTAACATTAAATATAAAAAGATGTTCTATAATTTTGTGACATTTACTCCAAACTGTGATAAGTATAATATAATAAAAGAATATAAAGATATTGTTAATTATAGCGATGATTATTTTATTTTCTGATATTGTTTTATAGAGGATAAAAATGTTTAAAAAGAATGGAATGGGAGATATTATGAAAGTATTGAATACAAAGGGTGTATTTATTGGTATAATTGTGTTATTAACGGTAATAATATTAATGTTTATAAATTACAATAATGTATATGAAACTTTTTACAGTAATAATGTATATACATTAGAATATTACTATATGGACGGTTGTGGTCATTGTACCGAGTTCAATGAATCAAAAGTCTGGGAAAGTCTCAAATCAAAAAATTGGGATAATATTACATTGGAAAAATATAATAGAAAAGATAAAATGGATAGAGTTGAAAAGTTTAATATAACAGGATATCCTTCTTTTATTCTTGTAAAAGATGATGAAATTGTAAAGTCATATAATGGTGATAGAACTTATGATTCTATAAGTTCATTTATAGAAAAAGAGACTAAAAATTAAACATATATATATAAGATAATGATAAAATATTATAATAGTATTAATATAATAAAATGGGTGGAGGATTAATGCAATTAGTCATTACAGGACATCCAATGGACGAATATATATTAACAAATTCATGTATTAATTACTATAAATATGTTTATAAAAAACATACTAATTTTTCCATGGAAAATCTTGAAATAGCACCAAATAATAATGGTAATAATGGGTTAATGACAACGGCAATAATGACATATGATATTAAAAGACATGGTGATTTGTTAAGTAATATTTTTATTAGTTTTAAGATACCTGATATATATTCAAGTAATGAATTGAAATTTAGATGGGTTGATAATCTTGGATTTAATTATATTTATAGAGCTGATATTGAAATAGCAGGGAATAAAATAGAATCTATTTATGGAGAATGGATGAATATATGGAATGAATTAACAAGTAGTGATGGTATAATGTATAATAAATTAATTGGAAATATAGATGAAATGATAAATCCATATAGTTTTCAAGCAAAATATACTGTTATTAACAATAAATTATATAATGTAACATATCCTGTTAGAAATTTACAAGATACAATACCAAGTATTAAAGGTAGAGAAATACAAGTACCTCTGCATTTTTGGTTTACAAGAAATCCGTCATTAGCATTACCTTTATTAAAACTTGCTAATAACGAAATTAGATTAGTTGTAGAAACAAACAAAAAATCAATTGAGGGTTTATATAAAGTATGGTGTAATATTTTGAATGTTTTTGTTAGTAGTAAATTATATAATAAAATTCATTCATCTAATATAAGTATTTATAATTTCATAAAAAACACACCTATATCAAATCCATTTGATGTAAATAATAAATTACATTTAACATATGTATTTTTGGATACAATAGAAAGAAGTAGGATATTAATGGAAACTAATACTATAGATTATGTAATAGATACTGTTAAAATTGCTACAGGTGATGGAACTGAAAATAAGTATAATATATCAAATGCTAATAATCATATTAAAGAAATAATATGGACTATTAAAAGAAGTGATATAATTGATAATTTTAATAATTATACTAATTATACAGCTTCTCATGTATATAATGAAAGTATGGGTATTCTTAAAAGAGCATCTATAAAATGGCTTAATCAAACAGATCGTGTAGATTATGATTCTAACTTCTATAATCAAATACAGCCATATTATAATCATACAAATATTCCTAGAACAGGTATTTATTGTTATTCATTTGCATTATTTCCTGAAAAAATAAATACATCTGGTTCTTACAATAATTCAAAGATAACAACTGCACTTCATATTGAATTGAATGATTATAGTAATGATGTTTTATATAATGGTATTAGTAATCAAATTAGTTCTATAACTGGTACACCAGAAAATGTAAAATATGATGTTAATATATTTATAAAAGAAATAAATGTATTATCTGTTATAAATGGGGGTGCAAGTCTAAAGTTTGTGTAATTTATAATGTTGTTTTTTTAATAAGTATATAATGGATTTATTTGCAATAATTGTAATTTTATTAGCAGGGTATATTATTAAATATTTGATTGATACAATAAATTCTTTAAATAGAGAGATAAATGAAATAAAAGATAAATGTATAAAGTCATCAAAAAATGTAGTTTTCAACGAAAAAACGGAGCAACCGAGTATAAAAATTAATAAAGAATTAATAAATAGTATTTCTTATTTCAAAGACTTTTTTGATAATAAATAGATATAAATATTATAGTTGTTATTATATTTAATAGTTATTAAATAAATATGCCCCGTAAAGCAAAAATAGTAGATGATAAAACAATAAATATAAAGAAGAAGAAAAACTTATTGAATACAATGGTTAAAGATGTTATTCATGTAGACAATGAAGATATTATACTACAGTTACCAATATCAGATTTTCAAATGTCAAAAATGAATGAAAATCTTGACACCGAAATATTAGAAAATCCTGAACCGTATGAACCTAATTGTTTTTATTTAAATGAATTAAATACATATAATAATATTCAAGATAATATAATTAATGAAACTGATGTAAATAAAGAGTTTTCTTCTAATAATGAATATACAGATAATATAACTAATACATGTAATAATTGTTATTGGTGTTGTCATCCAATAAATAATAGAACTTATGGAATGCCTTATAAATATAATGTTAAATCTGACACATATATATTATTTGGTAACTTTTGTTCTCTTGAATGTGCGAACGCTTATAACTTCTCAACACATTGTGGAAGTGATAAAGTATGGGAAATAAATAGTTTAATACAAATGTTAAGTAAACATTATGGTGTTTTAAATCCTGTCAGACCTGCACCTTCAAGACTTTTACTCAATATATTCAATGGTCCAATGACAATAGATGATTTTCGCAAAGGACATTTAACAAATGATAAAACACATTTATTAAATTTACCTCCTATGATATTAACAAATTATAATTATGAAATTGTTAATACATCATATCTTAAGAACATAACTGATAATATGCATAATAAGACCATTAATCCGTTTTTTTATAAAAAATGATATAAGAATATCAATTTATATATATAAGAAAATATGACTGAAATCTACTTTTCACCATATAGAATCTCTACTATAACCTGTAATGCGAATATAGGAGGAAATGATATCAATATTAATTTAGGGATATTATTTGACAATATGATAATTTCGGATACACCAGAAGTAGATAATACTTTTGTATGGGCTCAATTTATGAAAGAAGGTGTTGATGTATCTAAGGGAGTTTATCCTAAGAAAAGAAGGAAAAGTAAAAAAGACAAAATGAAAAAAAATAGATTTGATAATCAAGTTACAGTTATCTATAGATTTCGTGATAAGTATATTCCCAATATTAAAATATTTAAGAATGGTAATATTCAACTTACTGGAATTAAAGATGTATTAGATACTGAAATAATTGTTAATAATATTATTAACAGTATTAAATATATTTATAATAATACAGATAAAAATATCATTGTTAATAATTCTGATGATTATGTTCTTGATTTGAAATATCAGAATTGTAAGATTAGAATGATTAATACAGACTTCAAAGTTTATTCTGATCCTGAACTTACAACAGGATTTGAAATAAAAAGAAGAGAAGTACATAAATTATTTATTGGTAATGAATATAATAATAAGTGTTCTTTTCAACCAGGTATTTATCAAGGTGTTAAATTAGAATATTTTTGGAACGAATGTAATATTAAGTGTAATGGAATATGTTCTTGTCCTAAAAATTGTTATGGTAAAGGAACTGGTAAAAATATAGGTGATTGTAAAAAAGTAACAGGAGCATTATTTGAAAGTGGTAGTGTATTGATAACTGGTGGTGTTACATTCGACCAAGTAGATGAAACATATAAATATATTTGTGAGACACTCACGAAACATAAAGATTTAATTAAAAAACATCACCCATTGATATTATTAACATAACAACTAAAATTATAATTATCATCTGTTTGATTTTCTAAATATTCTACATATTTATCAGTAGATACATGATTATTACCTGGTCTATTATATGATGGTATATGATGACTGGCGTAAAATTGTGCGGCATATTCTACAGCATCTGGATTTACATGAGGTATTACATAGTTATTTCCCCATGGTTTTTTATCAAAAAGTACATCTCCTGTATATAATCCCGCATTTTTTGGAGGAAGTGGAATACTAACATTTGGGGTATAGTCTAAATCTGCATATTCTAATTCTTTTTTCATTATTCTATATAAATCAAGGATATTAAATATTAGATATTAATCACTTTTCTTATTCATCAGTTGTGGAATTGTTCTTTCTTTTAATCCCACAAGATGGAGGTTTATATACACTATAAATATATTTATATTTTTTTGGAATACTATAGTAATTAGTATATTTATCATTAATGAAATTCCCTGTTTTTTGTATTAATTCTTCATTATATTTATCTTCCATTTTATTAAAAATAATAAAATAAGTTGTCATTTTTTATATAAATAATAATCATGTTTATTAATAAAATGAATACAAATTTTCAGGATTGGACGCCTGTTGTTATAACTAAAAGTACTAATAAACAAGTTAAAGAAAATCCTTCAGGATTTAAAGAGTTGCGCCAACTGTTAGAAGATGATATTCCTAAATTGACAAAAATGACACGTATTTATGCGCAAGCAATAATAGATGGTAGAAAAATTATGAATATAACGCAGAAACAGTTGGCTCAAAAAATGTGTATTAAAGATACAGTAATTAAAGAATATGAAAATTGTAGTATTCCAAATTTTAATCTTTCACTATATAAAAGAATGTTAAAAGCTGTTAATATTGATCCTAAAACTGTTATTAATACTTAGATTAAATAAACTATATATTTTTTTAAAATATTCTATGTGATATATTATGTACTCAAAATATATTCTCTTATAAAATAAGAATATTCTTTGACATATATTATGCTACTTAATGAAACGAGTACATTATCTTTTATTTTTCTCAATATTCTTAAAACTTTTTAAACTTCTCTAAATAATTAATTATGTACTCAAAATATATTCGCTTATAACTTAATAAAAATACATTGTGATTCGCTTTGTATATTTTACGCTACTTAATGTAAACGAGAACATAATCTTTTCATTTCTTTAATATTCTTAAAAAGTTTTAAGAATATATATATATAGTAATTACTTAGCATATTCTGCTACTTAAGGAAAAACGAGTACATAATCTTTTAAATTTATTAATATTCTAAAAACTTTTTAAAGTTCTCTAAATAATTAATTATGTACTCAAAATATATTCTCTCATAATCTTATTAAAAAATTATGTGAATCTCTTTGTATATTCTGCTACTTAAGGAAAAACGAGTACATAATCTTTTAAATTTCTTAATATTCTAAAAACTTTTTAAAGTTCTCTAAATAATTAATTATGTACTCAAAATATATTCTCTTATAATCTTATTAAAATAAATAGTAATCATATATCATATTATACTACTTAAGGAAAACGAGTACATAATCTTTTTATTTTCTTAATATTCTTAAAACTTTTTAAAGTTCTCTAAATAATTAATTATGTACTCAAAAATATATTCTATATAATCTTATTAAAATAAATAGTAATAACTTTGCATATTATGCTACTTAAGGAAAATGAGTACATAATCTTTTTATTTTCTTAATATTCTTAATATTCTTAAAACTTTTCTAAATAATTAATTATGTACTCAAAAATATATTATATATAATCTTATTAAAATAATTTGTTATCGCTTTATATATTATACTACTTAAGGAAAATGAGTACATAATCTTTTTAATCTCTTAAAATTCTTAAAACTTTTAAAACTTTTCAAAATAATTAATTATGTACTCAAATGTATTCTCTTATAATCTTATTAAAATAAATAGTAATCGCTTTATATATTATACTACTTAAGGAAAATGAGTACATAATCTTTTTATTTTCTTAATATTATTAAAATCTCTAAAACTTTTCTAAAAAATAAATTATGTACTCAAATGTATTCTCTTATAACTTATCAAAAATAATTTGTTATCGCTTTATATATTATACTACTTAAGGAAAATGAGTACATAATCTTTTTATTTTCTTAAATTTATTAAAATCTCTAAAACTTTTCAAAATAATTAATTATGTACTCAAAAATATATTCTATATAATCTTATTAAAATAATTTTTATTATATTGTTTTGTATAAATTTGTTCTAATAATATTATATATATAAAAAAAATGATCTAATAATACTATATTATTATTACCCTGAAAGATGGGGAAAAAACAAAAGTTTATTGCGCTAAAAGGATTAAACACATTGACAAACAGAGACAATATGTCAAGAACCGCAAGGGGAAATCGCTGTTATCATAGTGTTCTCAAGTAACAACATAAATCGGAGTTTTTTGGGAGTAGATAAATATTAATACTATTTATTGAAAACTTTTTTATTTCTGAAAAATGAATACATAATCTTTTTATTACTTATCAATAAATATATTATAATCTCTCTAGTTATATGGTATGATACTACTTAATGAAAATAGAGAACATTATCTTTAATGTCTTGATGCGATTAAATGAAAAAATATTAACATTTTATGTAATTTTATTTATAACTATTAATAAAGTATAATCTTTCGTGATTTTTTAAAGATCCAATATAAGTATTAATATTAAATTTGCAAGAAATCGTTAAATTATTATAATAATTATATATAGTTTGATCGTTGCTATTTTTATATTCAATCTTATAAGCAAGAAGTTTATTAAATTTAGATTTGTTATTTTTTGCTATTTTTTTATTGATAGGTTTATTGTTATTCCAATATATCCTTAGATCGTAATTTATCCAAACGTGAATATTTAAATATTCAGAATAATCATCATTATATATAAGCCCTTTACATAAATATTTAATATATAATAGTTTTTTTATATTGTAATAACTCTTAATATCTTCTAAAAGTTCTTTATTTTGTGGAAAAATAATATAACTATAAACTATTAACTGTAAATCATAAGGTAATTTTACAAAAATATTCATTATTTTTTATTATATATAATACTTGATTATTTTTTTAAAAATCGTGTACATAATCTTTTTATTCTCTCAATATTCTTAAAACTTTTTTAAATCTTTATAAATAATTAATTATGTACTCAAAATATATTCTCTTATAATCTTATTAAAAAATAAATTGTTATCACTTAGTATATTATACTACTTAAGGAAAAACGAGTACATAATCTTTTTATTTTATTAAATTTCTTAAAACTTATAAAACTTTTCTAAATAATTAATTATGTACTCAAAATATAATCTTTTATAACTTATTAAAAATATATAGAAATTGCTTTACATATTCTACTACTTAAGGAAAATGAGTACATAATCTTTTTATTTTCTTAATATTCTTAAAACTTATAAAACTTTTCTAAATAATTAATTATGTACTCAAAATATAATCTTTTATAACTTATTAAAAATATATAGAAATTGCTTTACATATTCTGCTACTTAAGGAAAATGAGTACATAATCTTTTTATTTTCTTAATATTCTTAAAACTTATAAATCTTTTGTAAAAAATAAATTATGTACTCAAAATATATTCTCTTATAATATTATTAAAAATATATAGAAATTGCTTTACATATTCTGCTACTTAAGGAAATGAGTACATAATCTTTTTATTTTCTTAAATTTATTAAAACTTTTAAAATCTTTCTAAATAATTAATTATGTACTCAAATTTTATTCTCTTATAATATTATTAAAAATATATAGAAATTGCTTTACATATTCTGCTACTTAAGGAAATGAGTACATAATCTTTTTATTTTCTTAAATTTCTTAAAACTTTTTAAATCTTTCTAAATAATAAATTATGTACTCAAAATATATTCTCTTATAATCTTATTAAAAAATAAATTGTTATCACTTTGTATATTATGCTACTTAAGGAAAATGAGTACATAATCTTTTTATTTTCTTAAATTTATTAAAACTTTTAAAATCTTTCTAAATAATTAATTATGTACTCAAAATATATTCTCTTATAACTTATTAAAAAATAAATTGTTATCGCTTTATATATTATGCTACTTAAGGAAAATAGACTACATAATATATTCTCTTATAATCAATATCAAAATAAATCATAATCGCTTTATATATTATGCTACTTAAGGAAAATAGAGTACATAATCTTTTTATTTTCTTAAATTTCTTAAAACCTCTAAAACTTTTATTAAAATTATATTATGTACTCAATATATATAATATAATGAAATATAAAGATTATCCAGACTTTACTCCAAATATTACACCGAAACAAATGTTTAAAATAGGAATAATGGGAGGTTTTTATTTTAGAACAATAAAGTCACCAAAAACAAATCAAGTTTATCAACATCATTATAAAAATTTTAATTTTTTAAAAGATATTGATGATAATAAAGTCTTTAGTGAAAAATATGATAAAAATATTAATCATTATAAAGTTGAAGTTGGTACATCTTATGAGTTTTGGATGAGTAAAAATTGGATAAATGAAAATGTAGATCCTTATGGATGGATAGAATGGTATTGTAATTTTTACAATGGGAGAAGAACAAATGACGATTTAAGACAAATAAATAGATGGAAGAAGTCAGCAGGACCAAATGGACGATTTAGAAATCAATTACAGAATAAAATAAATGAAGTAGGAAATAATAATGAAAATATATATCCAAGATTAAGACAAACATTACTACATTGGGGATTTGATAGTAGAAAACTTGAAATTACTATATAAAAATTGATTAATATTATAAATATATATAGTATAATATGGATACATTATCATTTGATAAATTGATTACTGATAAAAATAAAGAATTGTTAGAGATATATGATAGAAAGACAAAAAATAAAAAAATGACATCAGACCCTTCTACAATTGACTTTAATAGTAAGAAATTATATAATCTTATAAATGCAACATTCGATAAAAAACTTAAAAGTTCAAAAGCTTATCTTAAAAAATGTGAGAAAGAATTATCAAATTAAATATTTTAAATATTCATTTATTACATATTGTATAAAAGTATATAAATATATATTAATATATAATAAATATATGTTATCACAACGCAGTAATAAAATAATAGATGACGAAGTATTAAAAATTATAAAGAATAATAATAAGTTTAATGTTGATGAAACTACTCAATTTATTATATCAAATTGTAAAGATATAGATCTTGATATAATAACATCTCGTGTTGATGAAATTTATAATAATAGAAAAATATTAACAGAATTAATTAAAATACCTGAAATCAAACAACGAACAGAAGAATGGTTTGAAGCACGTAAAACTCGTCTTACAGCAAGTGATTTATATGATGCTATTAAAAAAAGTAATGTAAGTAATGTATTAGCTAAGAAAAAAGCAAAAATTGTTGTTGATAATATTAATTATAATGCTATTCCTGCTTTAAAATGGGGGACAATGTTTGAATCAATGGCTTCTAGATGTTATTCTCATATTAATAATAATATAAACATATATGATTTTGGTCTTATTTGTGATAAAAAAAACGAACATTTCGGAGCATCACCAGACGGTATAAATGAATTGGGTATTATGATTGAAATTAAATGTCCGTATTCTCGTAAAATTATAGACGGTTTTATTCCTGAGAAATATAAATTACAAATTCAAGGACAATTAGCAGTATGTAATTTATCAGAATGTGATTATGTAGAATGTCAATTCAAAACATTTGATAGCGAAGAATTATATTTAGAAGAATTAGATAAAGATATTCAATATAATCATGGTATAATAGCAGAATATATTAATAAAAATGGAGAATATTATTATATTTACAGTGATGAAAATATAAAACCAACCGATTGTATTGAAAATATTAATATTCTAAAAAATAACTTTAATTTATCTAATGATTTTGAGATTAGACCTAAATTTAATAAATTTATATATTGGAAACTTGTAGAAATAAATACGCAAAGAGTTAAATTTGATATTCAAGGATGGGAAAAAATTGTACCTAAAATAAATGAGTTTTGGGATAAAGTAGAACAATATAAACTTATGCCTATTGAGAATATAATCAAAAAGTTTAAGTTTATAGATGATAATGACGATTAACTTTTACTTTTTATGATATTGCCAACTCGATATAATATCTGGGGCTTTTAACATATATGGATTTATAAAATAAATAATACTATAGTCTGTTATACCATATTCATTATCTGAAGGAACACATTTAGATTTATAATCTATTCCGTCTTTATCACCATCTTGTGTCAAACATCCACATCCATATATTTTATCATTATTACAATTGAACCAACATAAAGAACTATTGGACTTATGTTTTTTTATTATATCTATAAAATTAATTATTTTATTAGCATTGCTTTTATTTGGATATATTAAAATATATTCTAAATATAAGTTTTTATTACATTCTTTTCCATCTTTATAACATGATTTACCGTGTTTAGTTACTGCAAATGTTATATCCATATTATCATTATTTTCATATATATGAGGAGATTGTGATATGCAAATATAAACAGGACCATTTACTTTATTGAAACTGTCTTTTTCCTTATTCATATTACTTATAATATGATCTTCTAAATCATTATAATTTCCCGAATCTATTTCTCCTTTATAATCTGGAGGATTTGACATTGGTTTTAACACGTAAGATATAACTTTTGAAGTATAAATTTTATTTGCTAACAATTTGTGCAAATTTTTTGGACTTTTAGAAATACACATATATGCTAATAGCATTTCACCTTTTGATATATCAGAAGTATTACTCATATCAGTTGAATACTTACTATTTTCATTATTTCCGTGAAAATTATTTCTACAAGTATAATCTGTATGATATTCTCCACTTTTATTACCTATAGTATTATTTTTAAGTGAATCATAAGTTGTTTTTATATTTTTACTTGTAACAGGTGTTCTTAATAAATATTTAGGACAATTACCGTCATAATTATCCCCACCTATTGTAAGAAAGTTTTCTCGTATGGGTATTTTATATATTCCTAAAACACTCATGATATATAAAACACTAATTATTATAAATGTTATAATCAATAGTAAATATATATATTCTTCTATTTTATAATTATCAGAAGAAATAGTATTTATAACTATAAAATAAACTCCTAAAATAATATATGTTAATATTATTAATAATAACAAAATATTATTATAGTTCATATTCAACTCTATATTAATTAATTATTTTTATTATAAAATAATAGCTATTATAACTTATTTTATTAAAAAAAAAGGTTTCTAATTGTTATATAAATATATCGTTTCAAAGTAATGTTTTTGCGTTTATAGAGTTATTCCTCAAGCAGTTCCTCAAGCAGTTCCTCAAGCAGTTCCTCCAGCAGTTCCTCCAGCAGTTCCTCCAGCAGTTCCTCCAGCAGTTCCTCCAGCAGTTCCTCCAGCAGTTCCTCCAGCAGTTCCTCCAGCAGTTCCTCCAGTAGTATTTAATAGTACACCATCCCACGATAATGAATTTTTATTAATATGAAGTTTTCCAATCTTTATAACTTTCGTATCATCAGTATTATTAATAGATATTGTGTTATCAAGATCAGTATTTATAAGTAAAGATCCTATTTCAACCTTTGTAGGAGAAGCTACTGAGTTTTTATTTTTTATTTTTAAAATATTATTAGTATAATCAATCTTATAACAATTATTACCACCTGATAAATCACATACATTTAAACTTTTGTTATTATTGTCAGTATTTATTGTCAATCCAGATGTTATTGATGTTGACTTAATCAATGAAATTTTATCATAATCAATAGTTGAAACAGGTACATTATCCCATTTATTTGTTATTTTATTAGTACTATTATTAGTTCCAAATTGAAAATATCTATCAAGATTATCATGTAAGTTTGTTATCTTATTATTATAAAAGTTCGAAGTATTAAAATTCAAATTACTACTATAATTATTTAAAACATTTGAAGTATTAAAATTCAAATTACTACTATAATTAATTAAACTATTTGAAGTATTAAAATTCAAATTACTACTATAATTAATTAAACTATTTGAAGTATTACCTATATAATTAGAATTATTAATATTTAAATTACTACTATTATTAAATAACATATTTGAAGTATTTGTAATTCTTGTTTTATTATCTTTAATATTATCTTCTAATAAATCATCCTTCGCTTTGTTTCTAGAAAAAGTATTAGTTAGTGTTTCATCTAAATCTGATTTATAACTATAATAATCGTAAGATAGATATCCAACAAAAACCGATAATACTATAAAAACCATCGATAGAATACAATATATTACAGCATCTACAACATCCATTGTATTTTATCTATCTATTTTCTTATAAATACATTATATATTTATTTATAAGAAAATAGATAGATAAAATAAGATGTGTTTTACAATTACAAATAATTTTAATAATCTTCTTCACTACCACCATCATTATTATTACTATTATTATCACTACTATATTCATCATTTATAATATATCCTCCTTCATATGAAATATTAGTTAAGTTTCTACTATCATTATAGAATGCTTCTTTACTAACATCTAATGATTTATCATATTTTTCTAATTCTTCATTATCAACATCTAATGATTTATCATCATTTACGAATTCTTCTTTATCAACATCTAATGCTTCTTCATTTACATCACCACCATATTGGTTTATATGATAATCCCCTCCTTTTATTTTTTCAAAATTATCATAATTTTCTAATTCTTCATTATCAACATCTAATGATTTATTATAATAATCGCTATCATTTTCAAATGCTTCTTCATTTACATCACCACCATATTGGTTCATATGATAATCCCCTCCTTTTATTTTTTCAAAATTATCATCATATGTATCTTCCCACACTTTTTCATCTTTAATCATATTTGGATTATCAAAATTATCTACAATATCGTCATAATAATCTAATGTATCAATTATATCTTCGTTATTATTTATTTCGTCATCATCCCCATCATATCTTTGTATTTCTATCTGTTCTGGTGGAAGATCTATATTTTCAGTATTAATACGTAATTGTATTCCCATGGTTTCCAATTCTTGAATTAAAAGTTTGAAAGCATAGGGTGTTTGTATAACTGCTACATCATCATTATTACAATTTCTACAAGTGTTGATATTTGCTTTTATATTAAATGCTACAAGTGTTCCACATCTTTTACACGCACACCAAGAATATTTATCCGACCTTTCCATCATACTTTCTTTTATAAATAATGAAATACCATGACTCAATACAGTATCTCTTTCCATTTCGCCAATACGTAATCCTCCACCACGTCGTCTACCTTCAGTTGGTTGTCTTGTTAATCCTGTTAACTTACCAATTCCACGAGCATTAATTTTTTCAGCAACCATATGTTTTAACCTAAAATAGTATGTAGGACCAATAAATATTTCACTTTCTATTTGTGCACCTGTAAATCCATTATATAAAATTTCGTTACCATGTTTATTATAACCATTATCTTCTAATCTTTTATATATTGCTTCATTTTCAACAGGGATAAAAACAGTAGCATCTCCTAATAATCCATCGAGACAACATACTTTAGCAAATATACATTCAACAAGATGACCTATTGTCATACGTGAAGGAATAGCATGAGGATTAATTATAATATCTGGACGTATACCATCTTTAGTATATGGCATATTTTCTTCAGGTATTATAATTCCAATAACTCCTTTTTGTCCGTGTCTTGACGAATGCTTATCTCCATATTCTGGTTTTTTGATTTTTAAGAATCTAACCTTGCATATAATAGAATCTTCACCAGCTAATTTATTTGAAATATATACTTTATCTACAGTACCATAAAGAGAATTATCAGTACTTATTGAAATATCTGTGTATATAGTTTCTTTTACTTGTTCTATAAAAACCCCTTTTTTAACCTCTTTATAAACCTCTTTTACATTTAACATTCCTACAATTATTACTTCTTGACCTGGTGGTATATAAGTACCTTTATTTATAAAACCTTTTTCATCTATAAAAGAATAATCTTTTTTCTTAATACCTAATATTTTTATACCTTCTTCTTTCATTTTTATAGGATTACCAAAAATTATACGTTCATTAATTGATATTATTTTAGATGTTGCTGTAATAGATTTATAATATGATAAAGAGTTTAAACCACGTTGTATAGATGCTTTATTAATCATAATACTATCTTCTTGATTGAATCCACTATATGTCATAATTGCTACAATAGTATTGAAACCATTAGCCATATAGTCACTTGATGTATATTGTGCTATTCTTGTATTTATAATAGCTCTTTGAGGATAATGTAATATATAACTCATTGTATCAAAGCGATTATTAAAATTAGTCGCATACATACCAATTGCTTGTTTTGATTGTGCTGCATGGAATACATTACGTACAGATTGATTATGATTACACATTGGTATATTACCAGTAACTACACTTAAAATTGTAGAAGCATGTATTTCAATATGTGTATGATATGGTGTAATTTCATCTTTTGTCATAGCAATTAAAGATGTATCTGATTCTTCATTATCTAAATATTCAATACATGATGTGGTTTTTTCTAGAATTTTTAAGATTTTCTCATATTTTTTTCTATAAAACATATCATCATTATCTACATCTTCATTATCATCCATAGAATCACTATCATCATGATTACCACCAGTAATGTTTTCAAAAGTATTTGTTAAATTACTAATTAAGTTTCCACCAAGACCTGTATATGTAGAATTAAAGTATTTACTATCATATGTCGAATAATCTCCTCCATTACTTGAATATTCTTTATTAGATTCAAGTGGATTTATATATATATCTCTATAATAATAATCATCTGTTTTTTCATAATCTTTTAATTTAATATATCTACCATTTAACATATCAAACCAATTCGTACAATCATTATTATAGACTATAATTTCATTTGTATTATTTAGTTTATTTCTTTTTAAAATTAATAGAGGTCTACATGGTCTCCCTGCTTCTGTAAAAATACGCAATTCATTTAAACTAATATTCCAAGAAATAGAAATTAATATATTTATTAATCCATTGCGTCTATAAGCTTTCAATATTCTAGTTATAAATATAGGATCTCCTGTTATTCCAAATAATGTACTATTTATAAAAACATTTGTTATATTTTTATTCGAATATATATTACTTTTTATTAAAGGAATTACTCCTATATCTATTAAGCATTTCTTTATATTCACAACTCCAATACCTGCAGTAATTTTTGCTAATAATGATAAGTTTTTTAGATAACCAACTGATCCACCATCAGGACTTTCAAAAGGACACATCATACCCCATTGTTGTGAATGTAATCTATGAGGTCCTGTAACCTTAATACTTCTATCAATTGGTATATTAACACGTCTTAAATGTGACATAAAACCAATATAACTAATTCTTGATAAATCTTGTACTTTTCCTAATTCTGGGTCTTCATTTGACACAAGTCCCCATCTTCCTTTCAAAGACTTTCCGAAAGTTTCCGTAATCGCCATTGAGTTTACCAATTTATATATATTATTATCATTAATAAAATTATCATAATTATCCTGTTGTTTCCAAGAACCATAATAATATGTGCTATCCATCCAATTACGTGTATTATCTCTTAACTTTTGATAAGCTTCTTGAAATAGTTCTGCTAACATAAAACCACTAATATCAACACGTTTATATATATAACTATCTCTATCACTTAATGGTAATATATCTATTACACTTTTAATAAATTGTAAAACCAAATATCCTAAATATTTTCCCTTATTGTTAAAATCGTCAATATTAGGAAAAATATCCATAGTTAAAACTGACTTTACATGTTCTATTGTTCCATAAGTAACTTTAAATTTTAAATAATTAATAGCATCAGATTGTGTGAATATATTATAAACTTTACCATCATGTACGTAATTTGAACTTAAAACACAAGGTCTTATAAAGTTATCAAAATAATTTTTTTCAATATCATTTAAATTATTTCCAAAGATTGTTTTATATATTTCTTTATCACTTTCTATACCTAATGCACGAAATAATACGAATAATGGTATCTTACTATTAAAAGATGGTAACGATACATGAATTGATCCGTGTATATATTTTTTTGTTGTCTGATATTCATTATTTATTTCATCATCTTGTAATAATCCTCCATCTAATAATGGTGTTTTTACATGATAAAACTCAACAGAACGAGGTGCTAAAGCTCCCTTATCCGCAACACATCTGATAACTCCTTTATGTCCGAAACCATCGGGATCTTCTTTTAAAATATTGACAAATAATTTATTTGTTACTATTTTTTCTTGTGCTATAATTACTTTTTCTTTACCATCAATAATAAAATAACCTCCCGAATCATAAGGACATTCACCTAATCGTCTCAATATATTAGAACCTTGATTTTTTAATATACATGCGTCACTATGTAACATAATAGGTATACTTCCTATAGCAACATTGTTAAAGTTTTTTGTAAAAGTGTTTGCTGTGTCGTCGGTTGTTATACGAATGAAAACTTTAGCAAATATATGTGTTTCGTATGTTAAATTTCTCATACGTGCATCATTGGGTGTAATTAATTTAGGTGTACCATCTTCATATGTTGTAGGTCTATCTATATATATTTCATCACCGTTTTCTCCTCCAATATATACATCAACTTTCATTTTCATATTTTGAGAATCGTCATATTTAATCATAGTAATAGGATTATAAGACTTAATAATGTAAGGTATCTGTGTTTTTACAAAGTCTCTATAACTATCTAGATGATGTCCTGTAAAAGGATATTTATGATCTTTAAAGTATAAATCTAATATATCCCATTCGTTATTTACCATTCTTCTATATTATTATTATGTATTATTTTATCTTTATTATTTTTATATATTATTACTTAGAAACTTTATTAACTCCCATATCATATGTTATTATTTTTCCATCATTTGTCAATATAATACTAAGTGGTGGTTTAAAACCTTTTATATTCAATGGTATCGATCCTTTATTATCAGATTCTCCATTATTTTCTTTACCGTATATATTAATAATTCCTAATTCATATTTTAATATTCTTTCAGTATATTTTTTCATATTAATATTTTCTGCTCCAACAACAATACCTGTTTTTTTATAGATATTTCCTATTTTTTTATAAATTGACAAAAAGCCATTATTATCAAATCTAATTAAACATGAATTATCAAATGATTTAAATGATAAATTGTCAATTTCAAAACTTTCACCATCATTTATAACGTAATCTTGTTGTAATAATATATTTTTCCAAGGCATATAATGAACTAAATTTTTAAAGTCTGTATCATTTTCATTTAATTGATAAATAGGAAATGTTATTTCTGGTATTCCTGGATATTTATTATATCTTCTTGAAAGATCTTTCAAAATACTATTATTATAAACTTTTCCATATTCATGGGACTTTTTACCAGCTTTTGGGTAAACCTCTTTACGAGTATCTGCAATAGCTGTTTTAATTAAACCTGCTACATCATCAGTTGGACCATCGTAATCAGCAATTTCATCAATAACCTTTTTTTGAAATTCAGCAATCTTTTTTTTTGATTCTTTATCTTCTCCACTATCATCAATCATCCATTTTTTATAATCAGGCATTTGGAAACATTTTGAAGGATAATATGGTGATTTTGTTTTAATATTATTATCCATTTGAGTTTTATCTGTTGTATATTGTGGAATCATTTCTTTTAAATCTTCACCTGCTTCCGAATAACAACCCATATCATAACATGTAGCATTCAAATTATTATATAAATAATCATCTTTATAATTTTCTTCATTTTTTTTCTTCATCTTTCTTGCATCACTATTCAATTTTGTTTTTGATTGACTATAATATTTATTTTCACCACCACTTTTTCTTATTAAATCGCTTGTATAATCAATATCATTTTTAATAACAGTTAAATAAAATGAAAACTTACTAACTAATAGTTCCATCCATCTATTTTGTTTTGAAAAAGCATCTAATGATGGAAAATAACAAAACTTTTTATTTAAATTCATTAAGTTTGGTACATATATTACAACTTTATAATTTCCTTTAAATATAAATTTTTTTAAAGAAGTACTATCTAATTCTCCTGATATTTTGTCTATTTCTCTTTTTAATACATCATCTTTAACATCTTTTATAAGTTTTGTAACAATATTGTAGGCTGGATCACTTTCAAGTTTTTTTGCTATAATTACGTATATAGGCAATGGTATTAAAGTATTTCCACGAGGTTTAAATGGAGGTATAATTTCTCTTCTTATATCATTTAATTTAGCTATTATTGTATTTTTAATATTATTACCTACAGTTTCAACTTCAATACAGCACATATTATCATTAATATATTCTTTATCTTTGTATTGTTCGAAAGTTAATTGAATACATCGTTGATGTGTTAAATATGTTTTAACACTTGCTGATATTGCATTATTACCTTTATTTTTATAAATAAGCATTATTTGTATTTATTATATATATTATAATAAATAAATGAATATCAGCATTGATGAAATTATAGATAATTGTATAATAAATGGTTCTGATTACGATATTTGTATTGTAATTCATAAATTATTAAAAGATAACTTTAGATATATTGAAAAAAATAAATGGGAATATTTAGATGATAAAAATGTTTGGACTTGTGATATTAATCAATTTAACTTAAAAAATACTATTAAAACTACAATATGTAGAAAGTTCATAGAACGTGCAATATTATGGGTTGATAATGATATAATGTCAACAAAATTATTATTAATTGGTTCAAAACTAAAAGAAAATAAATATATATGTATTATTATTAAGGAGTGTAAACAATTTTTTATTATATGAATTTAATTTATCCAATAAAAATAGAAAATATATATAAAATATTCAAGAAAAATTACAACTTTAATATTAAAGAATGTACTATGAAACTTATTAATATAAATATATTTGATGAGTTCAAAGAAACTATTTCAATAAAAGATCCGTTATTTGATTTTCATTGTTTTAAGAAATATATAGATAAATGTAATAGATGTTATAATATATCTTATAAGGATGTTAATATTTACGTTATTATGATTGGTGATATGAATAAGAATATACAAGAACATTTATGTAATAGTATATATCGTGTATATTTAACAGCAAAATTATATGAAATAAAAAAATCATTTAATTATTATTTGATATTAAATCCTATGAAAAGAAAATTACCAAATATAAATCATTCAATTAATGCTGAAAATATAAATGGAGGATTTACTTATATTAATAATGATAATATATATATATTGCGAAGGGAAGATTATGAAAAAGTTATGATACACGAATTAATGCATCATCATAAATTAATACATAATGAAAAATGGAAGAATTCTAATTTAGATAAGCTTAAAAACTTTTGTAATATTAAAAAAGACTGTGTTCTAATTCCTAATGAAGCTATTGTAGAAACATTTGCATGTATCATTAATACTATTTTTTATTCAATCGAATATAATATAAGTTTCAAACTTTTACTAAAAAAAGATAGGGAATATAATTTACTATTATCATATAAAATATTAGATAAACAAGCTGATAATGAATGGTATGAAAAAACACATTCATATTGTTATATTGTATATAAAGCAATATTTTATATTTATTTTAATAACTTTTTGAAAATATATAAATATAATAATGACACTAAAATAACAGACTTTATTCTAGAATATTTTCCAAAACTTAAAGAAAAAATACGTAAGAAAAAATATAGTAAATTAAATAAATCGTTAAAACAAACTATATATGAATCAATATGATTATTTGTATATTATACTACTTAAGGAAAATGAGTACATAATCTTTTATTTTTCTTAAAATTCTTAAAACTTATAAATATTCTATGAATAATTAATTATGTACTCAAAATATATTCTCTTATAAAAAAGTATATTCTTTA